CCATCATAAAACTCCAAACTTACTTCCTCATTTCCGTAACTTATATCCCTACCATAACGGCTTTTATCCTGTTCAACTGTAAAGCTTGCACCATCGAATTTAACAGGCTCGGTTATTTGAATCAAGCCTGTTGCATCATTTTTAAAGTTTAAATAAAATGTAAAGTTTTCCATTATACAATACGTCCTTTTGTTGTTAGTCTACTATTTAAAACCTCTCTTGTTCTTCCGTTTGAGCTTATCATTTTCTTAAAACCGTTTTCATTTATATTAATTGCCACCTCATTTGAACCGCTGTATTTTCTAAAAACACTTTCCAAATCTTCTTTATTTATTCCGTTGGTTTTGTTTGTTTGTAAAGGCGAAATATTGTTTTTCAAAAGTAGATTATTAATTTGTTTGCTCCATTGATCAGGTGTGAAAATCTGCGTTCCTTTTGGCGCATCAACTACTTTATTCCTTCCCTTAAACTGTCTAATTTTTCCATCTGGCGTTACTACTGTTTCTTGATATTTTGAACCCTTAGCATCATTAATTAACATCCTTCCACCTTCGTGAACTCCACCTTCTGCAAAGGCTGGAATTTCTTGTGAAGCTACCATTGCTAATTGAGCCGCACCAATTGCACCAACTATTAAAGATAATGGAATACCAGCGAATCCAGTCTTACCAATTGTTGCCACAATAGCTTGTGCAGTATTTACCGCAATATTAAACAAAGCTTGTTTCTTTTCGGCTTCAGCTTGTCGCCTTTGTATTGATTTTCTTCGTTCTTCATACTGGCGCTCTATTTCAGCTTTAGCCGTTGCACTACTTCCAGCAAATGCAATAGATATATTTTTTTGTTGTTCTAAACGTGAATATTCAGCATTAAAACGTGCCTCACTTTGTTTCATTAATGTATTAGTCAATTCCTGACCTATTTCCATCATTGCTACGGCAGTAACTTTCCAATTATCACCAAAGCCTTCAATCTCTTTATTTAATACTTTAAATAATGTCGGCATTCCGCTTTGACTTCCAAACTGATCATAAAAACCTTGCAAATATTGGCTTGTTTGTTCCAAACTTTCTTTTGTTGCTATTGGTAATTTAGCAATTTCATCTTTGCCACCAGTTACCATTCCAGCCATATTTAATCTTTCGCCACCTCTCAAGTATAATAAACTTGCATTTAATAACTCTAATTGTGCGTTATATGATTCATATTCCTGTGTGGTTGTTGCAACTGACGACCTTAATTTTTCCAAACGTGAAATTTCAGAAAGGAAATATTCCTCTGTCCCTCTGTTTATTTCTTTGTCAACTTTTAATTTGTCTTTTTTTGCAGTAGTATTCTTTTTAGTTTCTTTTGTATCTTCTCTTACAACATCTAAATATTTAGCATTTTCATTGTATTGTTTTAAATAAAAAGCAATACTCTCTTGAATAGTTTTATTTTTAGATTTATATTGATCTTTTAAAGTTCCCTCTAAATAAAACAACCTACCAAGTTCTAATTTAATTTTTTCGTATTGTTCAATTAGTTTTTTATTTTCAGAAAATGGATCTAATGTTTGAAGTTCCTCACCTAATTTTTTACGTTTTGTTTCAACATCTAAAAGTTTATCTGAAAGCCATTTTTCATTCTTTAAATTATTAGTTATTTCATCCTGAATAGCTTGTTGCGAACTTAAAGCAATTCCACGTTTTACCAAAGCATCATTTAATTTTAATTCAGCGTCAGCAGTATCACCAGCTAAAATTTGTTCCTTTGATAAATTACTTAAATACTCTGGATACCTTGTTTGTAATTCATTAACCGCTTTTATTCTTTCGGAATAACTTAAAGTTACATTTTTAGCATTTTCAAAAAGTACTTGCGAACGTGAAATTTCAACACTTTGCGCTTGTGCTAATCTTTCACGTGCTTTGTCTTCCGCTTGTGCTTTATCTTCAACTGCCTTTTTTTCCTTTTCTAAGGCTTCTTTTCTAGCTTTTGACCCTGACACACTTTCCCAAATTTGCGCACCGTAAACAGTAAGCAAAGTAACACCAACACTTAAAGCCGTTCCTAAACTAAAAACAGAAGCTGCAAGTTGTTTAAATACTGATTGAGTTGGTAATCCTTGTTTTTGTAATTCTTTATTTTGGTTAATGATGCCACCCATAGCATCAAAAAAGATAGGTAAGTTATTCGAAATTGCCATAAATCCAGTTTGAACGGAATTGGCAAAGGCTGGCATCTCACGGCTTAATTGATTAATACTATTTGATAATGGATTAAATGCCCCCGCATAGTTACCAACATTACGCTGGTGATTACCCATATTTGCATCTACTTTTTTCAATGCATTTTGATACTGTGTTAATCTCGCAGTAATTTGAGCTAAATTTTTTTCCTCATTAGCAGATAATGTATTTCCTAATTCCTTCCTAATAGCTAAATCTTTATATGTTTTTGATAATAAATTAACGCTATTTTGTATTCTATTATAAGCACTCAGTTCCTTATTAGTTTGCTCTAATAATTTTTGATTATTTTTATCAAATTCTTGTCTTCTATGTAAATTTAGTTTTTCCTCATCTTGCTGTTTCTTTTTTATTAAATCTCTTGCTTTTTGACTTGCTTTTTGTTCTGCAATTACTTGTTTTTCTAAATCTGCTTCATATTTTTCAAATTGTTTTTTAAATACTGCAAATTCTTTATCTTTTTGCGCTATTATTTTTTCTGATGCTTTAATAGCCAAAGCCTCTTGTTTTGCTAAATCGGAATTATATTTGTCAACAGCTTTTTCTCTTGCCTGTTGTAGTCTTATTTCAGCAAGTCTGTTTTTTTCAATTTGTTTTTCTAATTGAGCTTGTATTTTTGCCTGATCTTTTATTTTCTCGTTTAAATCAGTAACACTTTTAGGTGATTGGCCACCATTAAAAGAAAGTTGTAGTTTTGAAATCGCTATAACTTCTTCGTGTGTTTTTGTCAATGATTTATATAATGCATCAAGTCCAGCTTGTGCCTCTTTACTTACTATTAAATCAATACTATTTGCCATTCTTTTGTGATTTTATTGTTTTTTCAGCTTGTTTTTGGAATTCAATCCATTCTTTTACTGTAATTTCTTTTGCATCTAATTTGTACTTTAATTCTAAAATACGACTAACTGAAATTAATTGTGATTCAATACTTTGGCTTTCTTGTTGATCGTCTTTTTTAAGTTCCAATTGCAGTATTTTAATTTGTGTTTTAACATTCTGCAATCTTTGATTTATATTTTCAAGTTGTGCAAATATATCTTTTGACCTATCAATTCTGTAATGCCATTTTTCAAGTTCCCAAGTTAAAGCGTGAAACATATCTAAATTTAAACCCTTATCGTAATTGTATAATGATTTTAATATTAATGTAACACAATTGTATTTACCTTCTAATTTTAATAGTTTATAAATTTTACTGAACCTTTGGTATACTGCATTATTTTGAGTTAATTCTAAATACTCAACAAAAAAATCATTCATCACATTATCTAATCCTTTTACTTCTTTTAATTCCTTTGTAAAGTATTTTAATTCATTTGTTTGTAAATACTTCTGAAAGTTCCAAAGTGGCATCTCATCGCACTTTTTATAAATATTGACGGATGTATTTATCCAGTTCAGGTTTAATAATTTCATAATTAAGTTTTTGTTGATTATCATAATTTAATCCAAAAATATTTTTACCATATTTTCCAATCAAATCAGGTGTTTTTCTATCGTTTGAGTTAAAAGTAAGTATTAAATTGTCTTTGTCTACTGTTAAATAAAAGCCATCGTAAAAGGCGCCTGAATAGTTCAAAGTTGTTCTGTCATATGGTTGGCCTAATAATTGTTTTATCTCTACCGTAAAAAATGCATAAGGTTTTAAGTCTAATCCTAAACTATCCTCACCTTTTGCATACAATTGAGCCTGTCTATTTAAGTCTATTATTTCGGCTTTATTTCTGTTAATTATACCCTCTGTTTGTTGCGGAATATTATCCCTAACATTTTTAACAAAGTCCATATAATCTTTAATAGTTCTCATAATACAAAAGTACAAAAAAAAGCGCACCTATTATGATGCGCTTAATTCATTAACTCAAAACAAAATTATATTGCCGTTGTAGTTGCTACATTTGATTTATATAAAACACCATCCAAATTGATGATAGTTTTCAACAATGTAAAATCCCAAGTTTTTATCATTAATACTTTACCAGCTGTAAATGCTGGAACAGTTAACGTGTATTTTCCAGCTTCTGTTGTGCTTTCAGTCAATGTTGTAATTATTGTAGTAACACCGTCAACAGTATAAAGCAAATCAGTCTTAAGTAATCCACTTAAAGATACTTGATGATTATCTGCTAATGTTTTTACAGTAAATACAATAGAAGTTCCAGCCGATGGAGCAGTCATTGTAAATACTGCATCATTAACACCGTCTAAGTCCTCTTGTGCGTTATAATCCAAGTTATCCGCTGTAATCCAGCTTACACGCTCGTCAAACTCTAAACGGTTAACCATTTGAAAGCTTACTGTTTGAGCCGAAGCATCAGTTCCGTTTGACATTGTGTATTTTCCATTTTCAAACATTCCAAGTGTAAATCCTTTGAACTCACCCGCTTTTGTTTGTGTGAAAATTGCATCACCTTTTGAATCAAACATAATCAAATCATATTGTCTGTGACTTGATAAAGAAGTCAATGCTTTATGAAAGTTAAGACCGTTGTCAAACATTACGGTATATTCATAAGGATTTTTTCCTGCTACGATTTTCTCACCTGATCCAGCACGTGTGATAATTGTATCTTCTGCTGTGTTGTCTGTTAATTCCACAACTCCTTGCAAAATGATTAATTGCCCTTGTTGTTGCAATTCTTGAATATAAGCCAATTCAAGAGAACGTGCCTCATCAAATTTAAGACCTCTTTCCAAAAGTCCTAATGTTGTTACTCTTTTAATATCCTGTTTGCAGTTTTTCAGACCAGTTCCTAAAACTTCTGATGCGCTGCAATTTACCGAGTTAACGATGTTAGTTAATGCCATTTTTAATTAAAATTTATAGTTTTTAAACAATTATCTTTGAAGTAAATATCCAAATCTAAAACAATCACATTCCAGTTATCAATAGTTTTTGCATTTTTGCCATTATCTTCTGAATAGTTAGACCGTCTTTGTAATTTATATTTTCCTTCCTTTATTTCTGTTGTTGTACTTCGATCCAATGCTTTTAGTATATTTTCTGCAAGTGGATTTAATACGTCATTAAATTCTGTTTCCCAAATAATTGGGTTTGTGTTTGTTTGGTGTACGGATTGTTTAGCAATAATTAATTTTACAGATTTTTCAACTCCTTTTTTAGAGAAATTACCGTTTTCCTCATTTTCAACTAACCAGATTAACGGATACTTATTTGTTTGTTTTAATTGTGCTAAATACAAATTTAATGAATCCTGACTTCCCCAGTTAAATTTTGGTTGAAAACCTTGAATAGTTGGTAACTGTGCGAATAAATCCCGCAAATAATGCTCTACTACTATCATAACCCAAACTGATTTTGATTTCTAAATAAGGTCATATTTGCATCTGGGTAATCTGTTTCGTGATCAGATAAAAATTGAATCAAACTAACATATCCCAACTGTTCACCAGATCCAAACCAATCAACAACTCTTGTTGTGCCTTTATACCATACAGAAGGGAAATAATTATTTGTACCCTGATATTCCGATACAAAGTCATTCCAAACTGTTACCAATCTTTGATTTGAATTAACATTTTGAGCATTTACGGAATTAATTGTTTTCTCGCCTGTTCCTGTAACTATTGAAACGTTATCTTTTAACCAAAAGTAAAAAGTATATTTAGCTAACAAAGAAGACTTATAAAGTCCTTCGGTGTATCTTAAGCCTTTCCACTTGTATAATTTACCCTCTTTGGTATATTCAGTACCGTTAACAAAATTAAGCCATTTAACAGGTGCTAAAACATCTAAAACTCCATTTGTGATTTTGCTATCCAAATCTTTAAATAAAACATAACCTAATGCATTTTGTAATAATTCCCTACATTTTTCATCAATATATTGATTTAATACAGTAAGATTATCAGAATCCATTTCATTAAGATTTGGAATACTTAATTCTTTGATAAAATATGTTTGGTCAATTAAATACATTTATTTTTTGCTTTTAGGTTGGTAATACTTAGCCACTTTATCAATGTTTACTAAGTGAGAAGCGAGCTGGGAATCACATTCCCAGACATCGCCTTTCAATTTAGTTGCAAAGTCTTTTATAAACTCTACTTTTTTCATCTACTATGTTGCCAATGTAGTTAATGCAGCAGAAATAGAAGCTACTTTTCTGAATCCAGTTTTGTCAGCTTCTCTAATTAAGAAAGCTAATCTTTTACGTGCTTTCAAAGTTAACATATCTTCTGCAAAGTCAGTACCGTTGTATCCTTTAGAAACAACAACTCCACCCATTTCATAGATACGTGCAAATCTTGAATCACCTAAATAAAGTGTGTTAGCTACTACGTTGTTATCTTCTACGATGTTCAATGCTCCGATTCTTGGATCGTTAAAATTAAATACATAGTTATATGTACTGTCTTTTTTCAATTTCAATTTGTTAATATCTGCAATATTCATTGCTACGAAATCAGGTTGATATTTTGCACCACCTACTGAAGTAATATCTTCAGATACTTTTGCAATCAAATCATAAATGTTTGCATCTGCAATTCCAGAAGCTACAGCCGTGTAAGCTGGTGATGAAGTGATTAAACCTTTCAAGTTAGTTCCTGTGTTATCACCTACTACGATTTGAG